ATTAGAGACTGTAGGCAATGCACAGGTAAGCACGACACAGGCGAAGTGGGGTACTACGTCGATGTACTTTGATGGTACAGGTGATTATCTAAATGCTGGTAAGAACGAAATGTTTAGTATTGGTTCAGCGGAAGATTTTACATTTGAAGCATGGATTTATGCGGCTTCTGTTTCTGATGTTTCAGTATTTGGCATAGGCTCAAGCACAACCTTTGCGTACAGGATTCTTTCGGGATCGCCTTATATTTATGTGCAAACAACTGGCGGTCTTTTAAACTCTGGAACAATAACCGCAAACACATGGACGCACATTGCTATATCAAGAAGCGGCGGAACTATGCGTTCGTTTTTAAATGGTGTTCAAGCTGCATCGGTTGCAAACACAGGATCATTTAGTGCTTCTGCCGGAACAGGCGCTGGTGTATATGCTGGAGCAGCTAATTTAGCTGGTGCTTCTACGCCCGGATATGTTTTTAATGGTTACATAGATGATTTGCGTTTTACTAAAGGTTACGCACGTTATACAGCTAACTTTACCGCTCCAACCGCAGCCTTCCCTCTCCAATAGGTGACTTATGTATTCTAAAAACGGATCAATTCCTAAAGCTGAGACAGATGGCACAGATGGCTGGATTGAAGTGGCTGATGCTCCTGAGTGTCCTGAAGGTAAAGAGGTAGTGTGGTGGTATCCACCGGGTTGGGTTATTCGTGATCCTAAGCCAGAGGGCAATTGGTCGTGGAGTCAATCGCAAGAGCAATGGGTTGAGTACATTCAGCCAGAGCAAATAACTGAGTTGGCCACAACGGATTTACCGGCTATCACTAGCGCCGATCTTAACTCTTTAACAAGTTCAGACATCCCAGCACTATGACGCCTGAGTTGCAAAAGTATTACGAAGATAGATTCTCAATGATGGCCACTCAAGGGTGGCTTGACTTGGTAGAAGATATTGACGAAATGGTGAACGCATTAAATAATCTTTCTGCTGTTGAAGACGAAAAAAGTCTACAATTCAAGAAAGGCGAACTTTCTATTTTGCTATGGCTGAAAAACTTACGACAAGTCAGCTCTGACGCTTATGAGGATTTAAATGCGCCGAATGTATGAATTTGCCTGTGAGAACGGGCATCGTATTGAGAAATTGGTCAGTTATGAGCTGACTCAAGTTCAATGCGAGTGCGGAAGGTTAGCCGACCGCATAATATCTGCTCCAGCGTTTAGATTGGAGGGTTGGTCAGGAGCATTCCCGACCGCCGCAGCCCAATTTGATCGCAAGCATCGAGAAAAACTCGCTGCGGAGCAAAAAGCGAACAGATAACCAGTAATGGCCTGTTTATGATCCTGGGAACCAAAAGATGGCAGGAAAAGGAAACCTAATATGTTGATTGACAATGAAGCTGAGTTGCCTAGTGAGTTAGAGACAGAGGAAGCCAAGCTAGACTCTACGATTGGTAATGACAAACCAGACCTTCCTGAAAGGTATCGGAATAAGTCTCTTGAAGACGTTATGAAGATGCACCAAGAAGCGGAAAAAGTCATTGGACGCCAAGCGCAAGAAGTCGGCGAAGTGCGGAAACTGGCTGATGAACTGATTAAGCAAAACCTCAATTCCAGACAGCAACCTATTGCAGAGGAAGAGCAGGAAGTGGACTTCTATGAAGACCCACAAAAGGCAGTTCGTAATACGATTGATAGGCACCCTGACATCATTGAGGCTCGAAAAGCCGCATCGGAGTTAAGGGCGTTACAGACTCAGCAAAAGTTAGCTCAAGCACACCCTGATTTCGAGCAAGTCGTTCGCGATGAGGGGTTTGTGAATTGGGTTAAATCGTCAAATATCCGCTTGGATTTATTCAAGCGCGCTGATGCAGAGTTTGATTTTGATTCGGCTAACGAATTGCTGTCCACCTATAAAGAGTTGCGTGGTATTCAGACGAAGCAAGCGACCCAACAAGCATCAACGGATCGCCAGAAAACGATGAAATCTGTACAAGTCGATAGCGGTGGAAGCGGTGAGAGTTCAAAAAGAGTTTACCGACGTGCTGACCTAATTCGGCTAAAAATGAACGATCCAGCCCGATATGACGCATTGTCTGATGAGATTATGGCGGCGTATCAAGAGGGCAGGGTTAAATAAAACTTTTGATCTAGGAGTAATAACATGGCAAATGCAGCATTTTCCCCAACCAATAGCGTAACGGTATCGAGCGCAGCAACCTTCGTTCCAGAGATTTGGAGTGATGAGATTGTTGCCGCTTATAAGAAGAACCTCGTTCTGGCCAATCTGGTCATGAAGATGAACTTCCGTGGCAAAAAAGGTGATGTGATCCACATCCCAGCACCAACTCGCGGCACAGCTAACGCTAAAGCGGCAACTGATGCAGTGACTTTGATCGCTGCCAGCAACACCGAAGTACAAGTATCGATCGACAAGCACTATGAGTACAGCCGTTTGATCGAGGACATCGCTGAAATTCAAGCTCTGAACTCAATGCGTCAGTTCTACACTGCCGACGCTGGTTACGCTTTGGCTCGTCGCGTTGATACCGATCTGGTTCAACTCGGTCGCGCATTTAACGGCGCAACAGTTGGCACCGACGACTATGCAACTAGCAACACAACTACTAAAGCCTTTATCGGCTCAAACGGTACAACTGCATACAACTCAACATCGTCGAATGCAGCCGCTCTGACTGATGCAGCTATCCGTCGCACAATCCAGCGTTTGGATGACAACGACACACCAATGGATGGCCGTTTCTTCCTGATCCCTCCTTCAAGCCGCAACACATTGATGGGTCTGGCTCGCTACACTGAGCAAGCATTCGTCGGTGATGGCAATGCAATCCGCAACGGCGAAATCGGCAACCTGTACGGTATCCCTGTTTTTGTCTCGTCCAACGCTGATACTGGCGCTGGTAACAGCACTACAGACCGTATCTGCTTGATGGGTCACAAGGATGCAATGGTTCTGGTTGAGCAGTTGAGCGTTCGTTCGCAGACTCAGTACAAGCAGGAATACCTCGGTACCCTGTTTACTGCTGACACGATCTATGGTGTTAAAGCCATGCGTGCTGCGGCAACTGTCGGCGCAGCTCTTTCGTCTTCGGCATTTGCCTTGGCCGTACCTGCCTAATTAAACTCCCCACCTTCGGGTGGGGGTTTTTAACCTAATTAGGAGAAATACTATGGCAACAGCATCGGCAGTAACTGTACGTGCAGGCAACGATCAATTCCGTGGCCTGTTTTCTGATACGTGGCTGGTAACAGCTACACTTGACGCTGGCTCGTTAGTAGATGGCGCTGGCGAAACTGATGACGTAACCGTCCCAGGCGTTGCCTTGGGCGATATGGTCATTGGCGCATCATTGGGCGTGGATTTGGTTGGTTTGACTGTTACTGGCTACGTTAGCGCAGCCAATACTGTTAAATTCCGCATCCAAAATGAGTCAGGCTCTACCGCTGACTTAGCATCTTCAACATTGCGCATCGTTGTAGTTCGTTCATTAGCATAAGATTCAGGGGCTTCGGCCCCTGATTTTTTAAAGGTTGTTATGGCTACATTTAGATGCCTTCAAAGTGGTCAAATGGTTACGTTTAACCAGCCCCACGATATAGATAGCATGAAAGGCCATGCCGGTTATGTGCGTATCGACGAGTCCGAAACTTTAGACGATAACGACGAACATTTAATAGTTATGCAGCCACCAGAGGCGCAAAAACGGCCTGGGAGGCCGAGAAAGATAGATAATGTCTGATATCGATTTGCGCGAATTTGGCAAACTAGAGGCTCAAGTTGAAGTGCTTCAGGTTGAAGTTAGCGCACTGCGCGAAGACGTCAAAAAGCTGTTGGCTATGGCTAACAAGTCTAAAGGCGGCTTTTGGGTCGGTATGGCCATTGCGTCAGCCATGAGCGGCATTTCGGCATTTGTCCTAGATCGGGTTTTTTTTAAATGAAAAACGGTCTATTAACCGGCAAAACCTGCCCCATTGCAACGCAGGATGTATCGGTCAATCTGAAAAACCGAAATCATGCGTTCAAAGAATACGGTTATGGCCCACCTAATCCAGATGAAGCCAACACGGCTTTCTGGATGAAAAAGGCCACGATGTACAACGCGCCGACCAATACCGTCAAAAGTATGAGATGCGGCAATTGTGCGGCGTTTATTCAGACGCCGAAGATGATGGAGTGCATTGTTGGCGGGTTGGAGAAGGACGAAAACGAAGATGAATTGTCGTATGACGAAGAATTTGTAGCAGCGGCTGATCTAGGCTATTGCGATTTGTTCCAGTTTACTTGTGCAGCGGCTCGCACTTGTGATGCGTGGAAGGGCGGCGGCCCTATAACTAAGGATTAAGATATGTCAACATTTCAGTTAGACCCTAATCAAGTGGCTTTCGGTGTGCCAGCTATGGGAACCACCCAAGTATTTTCTGTCACCAACTCTAGTGTTCAATCAACCGCTTTTGGTGCATCCACAACGATGGTTCGTTTATCTTGCTCTTTAGGACATTGCCATTTTCAAATTGGCACAAATCCAACAGCAAGTGTAACAACTTCACCCATGATGCCTAACAACTTTTCTGAAATTATTAGGGTAAATGCTGGTGAAAAGATTGCTGTCATTAAAGATGCAACTGTAACGGCATCAACATTTTCAGTAACGGAGTTAATATGAAAAAAGCAACTGGAGCTAAAAAGGTTGGCAAGGTCATGGGCGAGTATAAAGCCGGTACGTTACATTCTGGCAAAGGTGGCCCTGTAGTGACAAATCGCAAGCAAGCGGTCGCTATTGCCATGAGCGAAGCAAAAATGCCTATGAGAGGCCAACGCACTGCTAAGAATAAGATGGGAAAAATGAAATGAAAAACGGACTCTATGCCAATATCAACGCCAAGCAAGCCAGAATCAAAGCTGGATCGGGCGAGAAGATGCGCAAAGTAGGTAGTAAAGGTGCGCCAACTAAAGCTGATTTTGTACAGTCGGCTAAGACAGCGAAAAAGCCTAAAAAATGATTAAGCGCGGTAAAGAGGAATTTGCTGGCTATAACAAGCCTAAAGCGACTCCAAGCCACCCGACCAAATCCCATGTAGTCCTAGCCAAGGATGGGGATGAAGTCAAGCTGATCCGTTTTGGCCAACAAGGCGCTACTGGCAGTCCTGACGGCACAAAACGCAATGAAGCATTCAAAGCGCGGCATGCCAAGAATATC